TAAGGGTAAAGTAGATACTAAAAAATTTAAAAAAGTAACCCCTCAAGATGTTAAAGACATTGTTACACGTAGAATGTCTAAACCTAAATTAGACCCTAACGAAAAAGTAGATGTTACTTTATCAAATGGTAGTGTAGTAAAAATGACTAGAGCAAAAAGAGATGCTCTTAAACTTAAAATGAAAAACGCAGGAGACAATCCTAAAAATACATTTGCTAAAAGCCGTGAAACAGAAAAATCAGAAAGTCTTGCTAGACGTAAAATTGCAGATAGAAATGCTGAAGAACGTGCTAAAGACCTTAGTGGCGCAATGAATAGACAATATCAAGAAAGCGGAACTACTTGGAGAAATCCTGCTACTGGTAAAATGGAACGCACTGAAACTAATGTTGCTAATCCTATGGGAGAATCTGAGCGTGTGCAAAGAGCAACAAAACGTGGAATTGAAGGAACTAAAAATTCTGGAAAAAAAATAAAGCCAGACCTTAAATTATCGCCAAAAGCAAAAAAGAAGTTTGCTGTAAAGAAAACTACAAACTATAAAATTAAAAGAGGGAAGTAGTCAATGTTATCAATAGACCAAGTAGGAGCGCGTGTTCAAACGCTGCGCTACCGAGCGCATACTCGTGACCAACGCAATGGTGATGTGCAAATGGTGCGTCAGGGCAGAATTGCAGAAGTCTATCCTAATTTTTTCCCTGAAGGTGTTGAACAAAACGTAGTAGCAAATTTTATTGATATTGTTGCTCGTGACTTGGCTGAAGTAATTGCTCCGCTTCCAGCAGTTAACTGCTCTGCAGCAAATCAAGTTTCAGACCGTGCCCGTCAATTTGCTGACAAGCGCACTCGTATTGCATCTAACTATTTCCGTCTCTCCGACCTGCAAGTGCAGATGTATAACGGCGCAGACATGTATATTACATATGGTTTCCTCCCGTTCATTATTGAATTGGATGAAGAAGAGCAACAGCCACGTATCAGACTAGAAAATCCTATTGGGGCTTATCCCGAATTTGACCGCTATGGACGATGCGTTGCCTTTGCAAAACGTTACTCAATGACACTAGGTGAATTGGTTTCTATGTTCCCTGAACATGAACGTCAATTACTAGGTTCAGCGGGTTACAAGCAAGAGTTGAACAGTATGATTGAAATGATTCGTTATTACGATAAAGACCAATCTGTATTGTTTTTACCATCACGTAACAACATGGTGCTTTCACAAGCAGCCAATCCGCTAGGCAAAATGAATGTAATCATTGCAAAACGTCCTAGCCCTGATGGTGAATTACGTGGACAGTTTGATGATGTTCTGGGTATTCAACTGCTTCGTAATAGGTTCGCATTACTTGCGATGGAAGCAGCAGAAAAATCAGTTCAAGCACCAATTGTTTTACCGCAAGATGTTCAAGAACTACAACTTGGTGGAGATGCAGTTATTAGAACTGCTAACCCAGCAGGTGTTCGCCGTGTGGAACTATCTATTCCACAAGGTGCATTTACACAATCACAATTGCTTAATGATGAATTGCGTGTAGGTGCTCGTTATCCTGAATCACGAACAGGAAATATGAATGCAAGTGTTGTCACTGGACAGGGTGTTCAAGCACTATTAGGCGCATTTGATACACAGATTAAATCTGCTCAAGCAATTTTTCAAGTAGCATTACGAGATGTAATTACACTTTGTTTTGAAATTGATGAAAAACTTTTTAACACAACTAAAACTATTCGTGGTGTAGATGCAGGTTCACCATATGCTTTAGAGTATCTTCCATCCAGGGACATCAAGGGTGACTACTCTTCTGATGTTCGTTATGGAATGCTTGCTGGTCTTAACCCAGCACAGGGACTTATCTTTATGTTGCAGGCACTTGGTGGCGGATTAATTTCCAAAGACATGGCTATGCGTGAACTACCTTTCAATGTTAACGTAACTCTTGAACAAGAAAAAATTGAAATTGAAAAAATGCGTGATTCGCTATTAGGTTCGTTAGCCGCTTACACCCAAGCCATTCCACAGATGGCAACACAAGGACAAGACCCTAGTGAGATTGTGCGCAAAATAGCAGAAGTTATTAAATCCCGTCAAAAGGGCGTTGCAATAGAAGACGCAATTCAAGATGTCTTTGCTCCAAAGCAACAAGTTCCTCCTGCTGGCGCACAAACTTCAGTTGAGCAGCCTGTCCCCGCTGCTCCTGGTGAACCAGTAGGAGGCGCACCTCAAATGGAAGCGGGACCACAAGGTAGACCAGATATGCAAGAACTATTATCTCGACTATCAAGTAGTGGCGCAGCAAGTGGTAGCGCAGCAATTATGCAACGTAGGGCTATATAAGTTAAGGAGTAATCATGGCAACTAAACGAAGAAAACCTAGAACAGTTGCTGACGAAAATTACTCAGCACTTGATATGTATTGTATTTGGTTACATGAATATCATCGCGCATTACGCCGCGCAGGATTTAGTAACGACAACGCGTTATGGATAATAGCAACAAAAGATTCTTACCCTGAATGGGTATCATATAAAATTCCAAATGAAACAGATATTGCAAATTTACTAGATGAGGATGAGGACTAATGCCTAGAGGTGGTTATCGTCAGCCAGCAAACCCTGCACCAACATCAGGTCCAGGTTCATTATCACGCCGCACAGACGGCGGAGCAATTGAGGGTATGACCCCTCCACAACCAAAGGCTGTTTATACAGGTATGCCTTATGGAGAAAACAAAGCAATTAACGACCAGCAAGCAGGTGCTGATATTGCAGGTAATCCTGTTCCACGTATGCCTACACCAATGATAGAATTGGGTGCACCTACTCAACGCCCTGATGAACCTATTACAACTGGTATTAATATGGGTCTTGGTGGTGGAACTGAAATGCGTCAACTACCAAATATGGCTCCATCACTTATAGATACCATAAAACAATTAGCACGATTCGACCCATCTGGAGATGCTGAATTAATCTATCGTCAACTAATTGATAATGGTTACTAATGGAATATGTAGACCCAGTTGTAGCCGAAGTATCACCTAACCTTTACGCCGCTGCTAAGACTGCTGGGCTGTCTAAACAGCAAGCAACTCAAGTAGAGCAAATGAGTTATACGATTAAACAACATCGTGAATTTGTTAAATTATCTCCCGATGTTGCTCGTGCTAAATATGACAAACTAGATGCTGGTGCTCAACAGCAATTGCAGTTTATGTTTAAGAATGCAGAGTATTTGAAAGAACCGCCTACTACTGGTGATTATATTCGTGGTGCATTGCTTGCCCCACTTAAGATTGCAGCAAGCCCACTTATAGCATTATTTAAAGTAGGCGGAGCCTACAACCAAATTATTAATCAACCTTATAAAATTGCTCGTTTGGCGGCACAAGGTGAAGACCCATTTTCTTATAGAACATGGCGTAAAGCCTGGGATGGCAAAGAAGTTTATGACGAAGGCGCATTAAAAGAAACTATAGATTACTTTGGTAAGTATGATGTTGAAGTTGCTAAAGGTTTACTTGCTGGTTTAACACCAGGTGAGATTGTAGAAAAGTATGGAAATGCTGATAAAAACATACTTGAATCAATTAAAAAGGCTTATAACCAACCTGAAAAATTTAAACAAGTTTTAGATGGTGTCAAGTATTCACAAGTATCTCTTGGTAGAGATATAGCACGTATGCTTGATACTAAGCCACCAGCAAATGGTGGTATACATGGTGATTATATTGACGGCACAACTAAAAACATTTCTGGCGTAATTGACTTTGTATATCAGTTTGCTATTGACCCATTAACATGGCTTACTGGTGGAACAAGTAAGTTTGTTACTAGAGGTGACAGAATTGCTAATAGTATTCTTGGGCAAATTGATAATGGTATTTCCACAGAACGAGCAGTTGAAGGTGCTTTTAGTAAGTATCCTAAATTATTTGATTTATGGGAAACTCAACTTGGACCACGTATTAAAGCATTGTCTGACGCTAAAACTCCTGAGGCTAAGGCTGAGGCTTATCGTGTAATTAAAGAAAACCATCCTGCATACGATAACCCTGCTGCTATTAAGGCTCTACAAAATGGTCTTGTTTTTGATGCTGCATCTGCTAAAAAGTATTTTGAAAATGCGGTTAATCTTAGTTACCTAATGTCAGGTCGAGTAGATGGCGTAACTTATATGCGTAACGGCGTAGCCGTTGCACGCACTAATCGTCAATACGCAGATGGGCTTATGCGTTACTTGGATGGTGTATTTAATTTTCGCCGTTCAGAAAAAGAAATAATAAAAGCCAACGATGAAATTCACAAGGCTCTTATTAATCCTGTTGCCCTTCTTGACCGCATAGGAGATACAGAACTAGAAGTTGTTTTTCAAGCAAGTAAAGAAATTAAAGGATGGAAGCGAGTAGGACAACTTGCTGCACGTTCACCAAATGGATTAGAAGTTCGTTTAGGCGAAGATGCAATTATTACTGCTAATAACTTTACTGCTCGTGCTCGTCAATTACTACCACGTGATATGGCTGAAGCATTAACACAACGCTTTTTGGTAGCATCTGAAGATGAGCAGGTTGTTATTCTTCGTAACTTAGATGCAGCAACTATGTATGCTATGGGTCTTGGCGGCGCACCAAAAGGAAGAGACCTTATAGTTAAAATACTTTCTGATAAGTATGGAGATAAAGCAAGTTTTGCTACTAAAGTAGAATCTGAAGTTAACGAAAATTTTGCTAAAGCAGCCCCTGCTAACGCTGTTCAAGATATAGATGGTGTGCTTAAAAGTATTCATTCTGGTCCGCTTCATCCATATCAATCAACTAGAGCAATTGGTTCGTTACCATATGACCAAATTGGTAGCATGGTATGGGAAATTAAATCTAAACATAACCTTATTAATGCTATAGGTGGAGCAACACAGGGTAATTTTTCTAAAAAAATAGTAGATACTTGGTCTATTCTTACTCTGTTCCCACGTTTAGGTATTCGTTCTGCTATTGATGAAGCAATTATGTATACATTAACAGCACCTTTAAAAGACTTACGTAGTTTTATGTCTTTTCAAGGTTACAAAATGGGTAACATTGCTAAAACCTTTACAGGTTCTAAGGCTGCTAGTGGTCCATACAAGCGTGGCATACAAGCAATTGTTGGTCAAATAACTGACAAAAATATTTTTGAAATACTTGGTCAAAAAATTACTATTAATCCTGAAGAAGCACTTACTGTATTGGCTCGTAAAGAGGCTATTGAGGCTTATGCTAAGAAAAATGATATTGATTCAGCACTGCTTGATTCACTTCAAAAGCGTGAGGCTATTGGCGAGCATGTAGCAAATCTATATAGTCGTTACATTGACGACAAAGACCTTAACTATTTACTTTCTGCGTTTAAACATTCCCCTGATGCTATAAATTCTATGGCTCAATCTCTTGTAGCGCATTCTGCTTTATCTGGTAAGTATAGTCAAGAAATAATTGCAGACATAATTACACCAAGTATGCTTGATGATGCTCTTCAAGAACTAGGTGTTAAGATGAGCACTGTTCAACGTAGGTTTCTTGCTACAAGATTGTCAGAATCTCAATTAGCATTAGCGCAATATGAAAAATTCTTTAAAATGTTTGCTGGTAATAAAGCAAAAATTACTGAAAATGGAAAAGAAGTTGTATATTTAAACCCAGCAAATATATTTTTTAAGAACAATGGTTTAAGAACTAGAGAAGATATAGAATCTGCGTTAAATGCTGGTATGGTTGCAGTTGGTTATAAATTTGACCCAATGACAGACCTCTGGTATCCAGTTAATGATAAAACAATTAAAGATTTCTTAGCATTGTCATCAACAACGGTTGACTTACGTGCTAAAGGTATGTCAAATGATGAGATTGTTCGCACTCGTTTATGGAATATGTTTAGAGATATGCATGAAACCTTTAATGGCGATGCAAATTCTTTTAATGAAAACCTTTTTAAATTAGTTAAAACAAAATTTGCTGAAATGCAACGCCACCTTGATAGCACAGGTAAAAATGCTTCTTATAATCAAGCAGTAGCCTCTATTAGCCTACATGATTTTGAAGATGCTACACAAGGTTTTCGTCTTAAGGGCGAAATCTATAGTGCTATTGATTTTGAAGACTTCGATGCTGAAAATATATTCCGTAAACTAGGCAATGGCGCTATGGATTGGATGGACCAGCAAGTAACTGGTATTTTCCGTCAACCTGCTATCATGGTTACTTATACAAAGATACGCAGTAGATATGCTGGGCTAGAAAAAGAATATGTAAAGCAACAGCAAAGAGGTGGAACTTCATTATCAGACGCTATTGAAATAGCAGATAAAAAGTTTACTGAAATTGCTATGCGTGATGCTGCTGATACTGTATTAAAGTTTGCAGATAATCCATCTATCCGCACAAATGCTGCATATCAAATAAGAACTGTTGGTCGTTACTATCGTGCTACCGAAGACTTCTATCGCCGTATATATCGTATGAAAGATGTAGCACCACGTGTGCTATACCGTATGCGTTTAGCGCATCTTGGTTTATCTGCTAGCGGTATGACACATATAGATGCGAATGGTGAACCATATGTTGTTATGCCTATGGATAACATTATATTTAAAGCGACTAATGGCACTATTGGTGTATTAACAGGGCAAGGATTGCAAGGATATAAACAACCAGACTTTAACGAAATGACATTAAAGTTGCGTATGGTTAACCCATCTTTCTCACAAGATGCTGGTGTTCCTACATTATCTGGTCCAATTGCCGCATTAAGCGTAGTCGGATTACGTAATGCATTTGGCACATTACCAGGCAAGATTCCTTTCTTGGGAGATTTCTTAGATGAGCCAGCAAAGATTGCAGCACAACAAATAGATACAATGATGCTAGGCAATATTGGTGATAATGTTGATATTGTTAAGGCTGTTGTTCCTATAGGACTACAACGTATTTGGGCGATACTAGACCCAACAGAACGTAGTCGCCAAGAGGTTACAGCAGCACAACAGGCTATTGCTTACAATGCAGCAAACGGTCTTTTCTTAAACCCTAAATCTACTGAAGCAGAGAAGTCTGACTACCTAAAGAAAGTGCGTATTACAGCACATAACGTATTAGCACTGCGTAATACATTAGGTCTTATAGCACCAGTTGCTCCTACAGTAATGGAAAGCAAGGGTGTTCCTGATTATCTAAAAGATGTGGGCATTACTAGTTTACGTGCAGAGTTCTTTGATATTCTTAACGGTATTACTAAAACAAATACTGGTGAAATAACAGATGCATATGAACAAGCATTGGCTACTTATACTGGTAAATACCCAGGTAAACTTATCTATACAGTATCTCGTGATACTAAACAGACCCAGGTTGTTGTTAAAAATACAGAAGAATTAAAGACCTGGAGCATTATGAACCAGGACTTAGTAAACACATATGGCGAAGCAGCCTATATCTTTGCACCACAAACGGGTAAGTTTAATGCTGCTACATACAACTGGATTCAAGCAGCAGGGTTGATGAAGAATAAAACTCTTGAAGAATACTATAATGATTTATTAGTAGCAGAAGATAAGCAAGCATATTACGATATTGCTCGTAAAGAAAAAGAACTTCTTGCTACTGAAAGTGATTTACAAATAAGGTCAAACATTATTAGAGAAGCAACTGCTGGTAGAGAAGCCCTTAAAACTTCTAATCCATTGCTTAACTCAGCCCTTATTGGGCAGGGCAATAACATTGGAACTGAAGAAACAATGCTAGGTATAGTTCAACAAATGCTTTTTGAGGCTAAACTTCCAGTAGATAATATAACAATACTACGCATGAACACAGCGGTTAAGGCAGTGCGTAACTTTATTGTTTCTGCTAAAACACTAGACGATAGTGGACTAGCAAATAAAGTTCAATTAAAAGCAGACCTTAAAGACCAAGTTGAGGCAACACTAAAGGAGTTATCAATGGGCGATTTATATGTTGCTGAGGCAAACCGTGCCATATTTAAATCTATTCTTAATTTTTATTCCAGAGATTCCTACTATGCGACTAGGATTACCTACTAATGCCTTATAGAAGCCCTGCCAAAAGAAGACTCAGCGTTCTTGAAAACCAACTTTATGGTGTATGGGGTCATGCCAAAACCATGAAAAATTACAAGCCTGATACTGCACGCTATGAGCGTGCTAAGCGTGAGTTTGATAAATTAAAGCCTGAATATGATGCTTTAGTTAAGAAGGTTAAAGCAGAAGAAGCAGAAGAAAAGAAAAAAAGAGAAGAAGAATCTGCTGCTAAAAAAACTGCTGATGCTATTAAAGATGCAAGAGACGATATTAAAAAAGCGGATAACAGACTTCAAGTGGCTAGTGACCTTGGTGATGCTAAGTTATATGATGAGGCTAAAGCCTTAAGAGAAAAAGCAACTAAAGTTTTATCTGAAAATAAAGTAGGAATACCCGCTGAACCTCTTGTAACAACTCCAACAGGTTCTAAGTTTAAACCTCAAGAACCTACAGAAATCAAAGCCGAAAAGGCAGACAAAAATTCTGGCAAGTATGATAAGTATGTATTAAACCCAGATGGCACTGTAATGGGCGAGGGTAAACAACAGTATCTTGTTACTATTAAAAATCCTAAAACAGGAGAACCACGTCAACAACCATTTGATAGTTCAATTAAAGCACGCGAGGCTTTTATTAAAGAGTATTACTCTGGACCTGGTGATGCAGAAAAACTTAAGGCGCAATTAAAAGCCAAGGGTTTTATTAATGATACAGATATTGCAGATGGCACATGGTATACAGGTATAGATGATTTTATTTTAGGATATACAAGACATGCTATTAGCCAGGTTAAATATGGTGGAGCAGAAAATTCAGATACCATTAGTTCTTATTTTAACACAGTTAAAAATATGGGCGATAGTTCTTCTACAACATATAAGGTTATTACTAAACGTAGTGATGCAAAGAAAGACCTTGATGGGTATTTAATTGACCTTATAGGTCGTCCTTCTACATTAGAAGAGCAAGAAAATTATTTTAATCAATTAAACAAAGCAGAAAATGAATCTACTCGAACAGATACAGATGGCACTACTGTCGGTAGAGTATTGCAAGATTCTGACCGTTTATTAATTGCTGCTAGTGTTGCTAAAAAATCCCTTAAAGGTATGGATATAGAGGAAATTTTATCTAGTAAAAAAGGTAGTCAAGTAGCAATAGATATTACTGAAGTGCAAAAACTAGCCTCAAGATATGGCATTCCAATGGATGCCGTAAAAGCATTAAGTTATGTGCGTGCTGGTTTGGGAACAAAAGATGCACGTGTTAAGCAAGAAGAACGCCTACGTCAACTTTCTATTCAAATGCACCCGTATCTTAAAGACCATCTAATGGCAGGTGGAACAGTTAAAGATGTAGCCGATGTTTATGCTACTGCTAAATTCCAAAAACTAGGAGTTGCTGTTCCTGATTCTACAGCAGATACTTCAGTTATGGCTGCTGTTCGTCAAGGTAAAACTATTGACCAATACAATCAAGAACTTCAGGCTGACCCACTATGGCGTAAGTCTGCTGAAGCACGTAATACCGCTACACAATTTGCTAATACAATTCTTTCTTCGTTTGGGTTTGGTGGATAAATGGCAATAGATAATAAATACGAAGATGCTTTTCAAAGAGCAGCAAGAAATAAAAATCCTAATCCAATGGCTAATAAAGGAACAGTAACACCTAAACCTTCTGCGCCTAAAATTACTACACCAGATAATGTAGCATTTGGATTGCCAGCACTTACATCTACTGAAGAAAAAATATTTGGTATAACTAATCAAGATATTGATAAAGGTCTTGGCAAAGACCCCGATAAAGACCCCGATAAAAACCCTGATAAAGACCCCAACAAAGACCCCAACAAAGACCCTCTTAAAGATTCTATTACTAAAGATGACCGTGATGCATTTGCACAATTACAAGCAATTTTTGAATCATACGGTTTAGGCGATTTGGCTGCAACTATTACTAGACTTATGACAGAAGGCAAGTCAGCAAGTGAAGCACTTATGCTTCTTAAGTATGACAAGAATTATAACCAAGCATATACTGCCAGATTTAAAGGCAATGCTGACCGTATTAGCAAGGGTCTTAATGCTTTATCTGAAGCAGAATACATTAGTAATGAGAATGCATATGCTGAAACATTACGTGCATATGGATTAAACAATATGCTTTCTACTGACCGTAAGGTTAATCAAGCAAAGTTTGCTGAGTATATAGCCAACGATGTATCTTCTACAGAGTTTAGAGACCGTATAGAAATAGCAGTAGATAATGTAGTTAATGCAGACCCTGCTGTAATGAATGAGTTTAAAAAATACTATGGTGGATTAAGCAATAGCGATGTAGTTAGTTACTTCCTAGCACCTAAAGAAACTTTACCTATCCTTAAGCAAAAGGCTGAAGCAGCAGCAATTGGTGCTGAATCCTTTATGCAGGGCTTAGGTTCAAATACAGAAGCCCGTTCTATGGAACTATCTAAACTGGGTGTAACAAAAGAACAAGCCCGTGTTGGATATAGTGCAATAGGAGAAGTATTACCTGTTAGTGAAAAGTTAAGTAGCATATATAAACAAACAGGTATTAACTACAATAAGGCTACAGGCGAAGAAGAATACTTTAAAGGTCTTGCTTCTGCAAAGCGTAAGCGTGAACAACTAAAAGAACTAGAAATTGGAGCCTTTAGTGGTTCTTCTGGAAGAGGCAAGAATGCTCTTCAAGGACGACCTGGTTCTTTCTAATAAATAGATTCCTGTGTGACCGACCAGCCCACACGGCGTATAAGACTGGTAGCAAGAGCCAGACCGATTCCCCGATTGGAACCTGTGGCTTGCGACTAACAACGAATAGAAGGGTGGGTTGCTATGAGCAACAACTACTGGGATGAAGACGAAGATGAACTAGATACCGATACAGACGTGCAAATGGATGGTAATGACTTACTTAAAAAGTTACGCAAAGCCAAACGTGCGGATGAAAAACGTATCAAGGAACTATCTGAACAACTTGAAGGCTTCTCTAAAGCGCAAAGAGAGAATGTCATTAAGAAAGTCCTAGAAACTTATGGAGTAAGTCCTAAGGCAGCACGTTTAATATCACGTGAATTTGATGGCGACATTACTGAGGAATCCGTTTCTCAGTGGATTGACGACAACGCCGAAGTATTTGGTATTGAAATTCAATATGCTGAGGATACTCCAGAAAATAGTAATAATAATCGTGCTGCATTACGCCAGCAAGATATTGTTACGCAAGGTGCTATAACACCTGACCGAGCGGAAGATATGAATATGCGTCTCAATAATGCAGAATCTGCAGAAGAGATTATTAATCTTATTTATTCGCAACAACAATCATAGTTTAACTTAAATCACCTTGGAGGTGACGAAATGGCTAACGCCTTCGTATCAACAGGTTCATCCTCACTAGGAGGAACCGCTGGTTCGGCTGGTTTAGTTCAGAAGGCATATGACCGCCTTTTGGAATTCGCTCTCCGTTCAGAACCATTAATTCGTTCTGTCGCAGATAAGCGCCCAGCAAAACAATCAACACCTGGCTCAACAATCGTTCTACAACGTTATGTTGACCTAACTGCTGCAACTACAGCCCTTACAGAGGATGCTGACCCAGATGCAGTAGCAATGTCTACACCAACATCAGTAACTATTACTCTTAACGAGTATGGTAACTCTGTTCTTGTTACACGTGCTTTGGAACTCTTCAGCCTTGCTGATGTAGACCCAGCAATTGCTAACATCATCGCATTCAACCTAGCAGATTCAATTGATGCAGTCGCAATGGCAACATTGCGTGCTGGAACAAACGTAATCTACTCAGGTTCAACTGCAACATCAACAGCAACAATTACTGCTGCTGCAACAATCTCTTCTGCTAACATCCGTAAGGCTGTTGCGAAGTTACGTGCAGGTAAGGCAGTTGCTCGCAAGGGCAGCCTATACTGGTGTGGTATTCACCCAGAAGTTTCACACGACCTTCGTGCTGAAACAGGTTCTGCTGGTTGGTTGCTTCCAAACCAATATGGTTCTTCACAAGACCGTATCTGGGCTGGAGAAATCGGACAATATGAAGGTGCATACTTCATTGAGTCTCCACGTCTTTACAACGCAACAGACGGTGCAGCATCAGCACGCAACTACCGCACAATTATTGCTGGACAGCAAGCGCTTGCAGAAGCAGTCGCCGAAGAGCCACATACAGTAATTGGTCCAGTCGTTGACAAGTTAATGCGTCACCGCCCAATGGGTTGGTATGGCGTTCTAGGCTTTGCTCGCTACCGTGAGGAAGCACTATACCGAATCGAATCAGGTTCATCAATCGCTTAGTTGATTGAAGGTTGAGCAGTGAGAACGGCGAACACGACTCACTGCTTAACATTGAGTTCACTAAGGAGAACTAATGGCAGATTATATTTTTAGAACACCTATAGTCCGAGAAGGACCAATAGGTTTGCATAGATTATTTTATTTCTATAAGTTAAATGTAGCCGTCAGTATTGCTAAAAGTGGTGGAACATATTCTGTAGTTCGTTATGTCGTTGATGACACAATGGATGACTATCAAGAATTCTATATCGGTGGACATAACCATATAGTTAACGATGCTACTAAGGCAGCACTAATTGCTGGTGGTGTTGGAGTAACAGAAGCAAACTTTACAGCAGCATAAGGGGATATATGAAACACTGGGAATACCATCCAGTCTACGATGAAACTTGTTTCGGATGTAAGGGTTCAACCTTACAAATGAATACTGGAGATGCAACAAGAGATATACCAGATAAGAAATGGAACGCAGAACTGCAAGCCTACAGAGATGCTAGAGACCAGGGTATGCAACCAGCAGGAACAAGTATGCGTCACATTCGTGAAGCGCATGCAGCCTCAGAGACTTTAGGTAAAGCCTATAACTCAGAGACTATGCCTAAAGCAAAAGATATAAACAAAAAATCCGTAGAAGTTCTAAAAGAGATAGGACAAATATAATGCCAATGGTTAATGGAAAGAAGTTCCCATACAATGCAAAAGGCGAAGCAATGGCAAAGATGGAAGCCAAGAAGTCAGGCAAGAAGATGGTTAGAAAGCCTATGAAAAAGATGGGTAAGAAGAAGTGATGAAAAGCAAACCAACTAAAGGTCGTCCTACTAAACAATTACCAACTAACAAGCCAGTAGGCAAAAAACAACTTCTGCCTAAAGTAATACCACCTAAACTTAATGACAAAAAAATTCAAGATATGCTTACTGGTAGAAAGCCTGTTCCAGGTATGAAGAAGAAACCTAAGACTGGTGAAGCATTAAAGAAAGCCATTATGAAAAAAACTGGCAAGTATCCAAATACGGCTCAATAATGTCAGACCCAAGATTAAAGCGAGCAGGGGTATCAGGATTTAATAAACCTAAGCGCACCCCTAATCATCCTAAGAAGTCACACGTAGTTGTAGCCAAAGAAGGTAGCACTGTAAAAACTATTCGCTTTGGACAACAAGGCGTAACTGGAGATAGACAACCAAGTGCTAGACAGGCTTCATTTAAAGCCCGTCATGCAAAGAACATTGCTAAAGGCAAAATGTCAGCAGCATACTGGGCGGATAAAGTAAAATGGTAATGAAGAAGAAAGCATTTTGGGATAAGAAAAACCCTAATAAGAAATCAACACCACTTACACCTGCACAAAAGACTAAGGCTAAAGCCGCTGCTAAAAAGGGTGGAAGACCTTATCCAAATCTTGTAGACAACGCAGCAGCAAAAAAAAAATAACAAAGGTGGGGACAATGGAAGAGACAGTATCAATCGCTTGGTGCGATAACGGTATGGTAGATGGCAAGTTTATGCAAGGTGTTACAGATGTAATGCTCCATTCAGGAATTAAGTTTGCTACTACATTACGCAGTCAAGGTAATCAAATAGGTAGACAACGAGAAACTACAGTCAACTATTGGTATAACAACAACAAGTCTGATTGGCTACTATGGGTAGACTCAGATGTAGTTTTAAGCCCAGAGGTATTTCTTAAACTCTGGAAGAAGAAGGATGCTTTAACTAAGCCACTTCTTACGGGCGTATACTTCACAACAGATACCCCAGAAGAGCCTTTAATGGTTCCTATGCCAACCGTATTTGAGTTTGTTAATGAAGAAAATAGTGTAGGAATTAAACGTCTACATCCTTTACCTGAGAATCAATTCTTAAAGGTAGGAGCAGCAGGTATGGGATTTGTTTTAATGCACCGTAGTGTTGTAGACAAAATTAAAGAAGTAGTGCCTGGAGCACCACTCTTTACGGAGATTGGTGTAGACAAATCATTTATGGGAGAAGATATTTATTTCTTTGCTCTATGCGACAAGGCTGACGTTCCTGTTTGGTGTGATACCTCAGCACTAGTTCCCCATATGAAACGTTTTTCTTTTGATGAGCATTACTACAAAGCATTTATGGGTGCTCCTAAAAAGGAACAACCTAAGTCAAAGATTATTACGCCTAATAAAAAATAAGGAGTCACAATGGCACTAGGCAAAGCAGGTAGCAGCCTTACAGCAGAACTTAATAGGCTTGCTGGCACAACAGGTTTAGATTCACAAGGCGCTGCTAATGCCTGGGC